TCTCTCGAATAGCGGCCCAATCATCAGAAGTTAAATGTTTTTTCATTTTATTCCGGTCTCATTACATAATTCTTGAATCATCATCACATCTGCAGGACTATCTTTAAATTTCTTCATCCAGAATTTAACATCAAATACAGGTGTAATCATGCTCAACTGTTCGTCACTCATCTTACTAACCATGGTCTTGCCTGATGTGCAATTTAGGATAAGCCACGGACTAATTCGACCATTTAGCATGTCATGTACTGCTTTGTTCAAACTGACATAGTCAAAGTATTGTGCAAAATTTGCATTATGCTCGTCACCCCAGTCCATCATTGTTTGTAGTGTTCTCTGCACTGCTGACTCAACAGGTTCTACTTTAAGCATATCAAATAGATACTGTTCATACAGTTCATCTCGGCACCAGTGGTCTAATTTGACACCACTTTTGATCACATAGTCGATAAACTTTTGAGGATAGATAGGATTAACATTATTGACAAAACTGCCAAATTTTACAAAGGCATTGTAGTAGGCGCTGGTGCAAAAGTGTTCATAGGTCTTGCCTTTTTTATCATTTTGTGTAAGTTGATAAAAACGAACATAGGCCATGTAACCTGCTTGAACACGCTTCTCATCTTTTTGCAGAGCACGCCGTTTTTGTTCACACATGTGAGCAACTAGAGTCTTTTCTTTCATGAAACTCTTGCCGCAATGTACACAATTAAAAGGTTGATCTGCCAATGCTATCATTTGTTTTCTTCGTATTGTTTAACCATTCGATACAGTGGATCTTGTTCAATGATCAAAAGTCTTTCAGGGAATCTTATTGCTTGTTTGCTGTCGTCGAGATAGATCTTACCATCTTTAATTTTGGTAACAATACATATGTCTAACTTAGGACTCTTACCCCACATGACTGCTCTTGCAACTTTACAACCTTCATTGAAGGCAAATCCCTTCATATCTTTCATTCGTACTCTTTCCGTTGTTTTTTATCAAAGCCCATCTTGTCAAACAGCTCGTCAATATCTTTTTTAGTCATCATGCTGGCTAGTGTTTTAATGTCATCTAGTTTCCATGCAGGATAAATTTCAGCTAACAGTTTTTCAATTTTATTTGCTTTACCTTTTTTACCTGCTGCCAAATAAGGATGATACATGTTAGAACCAATACCAGTTGCTGCAAATAATTTCCACAGCAATGGTTTATGATTCTTACTTAATTCCCAGTGACTTTTGTTAACATACTCGTTAGTTCGTTCCAAGAACCATTCTTGCAATGATTGATCACCTTGAACGTTAGCAGTGTACCTCATTAGGATATAGGGACTAAATGCCTTCTTTTCTTCGTCGGTGAGATTTTCGTAGAAGTCATAGTTGCGACTGTCTACTGCATTTAGTTCACGTTTGATATCGAGTTTAGCTGTTGCCATGGTCTTTAGTTAGGTTATGCAAATTTATAAGTTTTTCTAATGCAATTTTTAATGCAGGAGTGTGCTCTGCATTTTTATTAATTTCATCCCAGAGACTGTAAGATATTACTGATGCCAATGGAGCACCAGTTCCGATACCTATGTTGCCATTGGAATCAATACGCATAAGTTCTTTGTTGCTGTTATTATAGTATAACATATTACCAACATTTTGTATAGTCTACTATCTCACTCTGGCGACTTACTTCTTTTACAAAATATGCACACAGTGGATTTTCTCCAGCGTGTAATGGTGTGGTTAATAGTTGTCCCTGTTTCATCTTTGGAAAGTACCATTTAACATCTTGGTAAACATCGATGATATCAATTTCATGGAATTCCGGTCTGAAGCTAGATATTGGATTAAAACAGAAAGTCTTAAATCCTCGATCATTTAAACTGGTCAGTGGCAATACTTCCATATCTGGGCCTTCTGGGTCTCCGACAATGGCACACCAATCGAGAGGCATAGTAAGTTCGTGTGGGCCAATTTTCAATACTGCCGCTGGCCCTGTAAAACTTTCCAGGAAGATTAAAGGAATAAAGAAATAGTCAGGATTTTGATTATCACTATTATCAAGGACGCTGAATCTCAAATCGTCGTCTACTTCCTCTGGTAAGTCGTTAAGGAAGAATGTTTTATTTTCTAATGTTAGTATTTGCATTATTTGTTATATTTCACTTTCTGAATTTCGAACGGATATTTTGCATCCTTGTAGAACTTTTTTCGCTCAGCAAGGTGCCTCTTTGCATACTTCGTTGACGCTGTAATATCCCAGATTTGTACGAAGTCTTTGTCGTCTGCTTTTCTAATGCCTCGCCCAATGCTTTGTATAACCCGTGTAAAGCTCTTTCCGGACTCCAGCATAACCAGATTAAAAATACGGGGGATATTAATACCCACAGCGGCCACACCGTAAGTCGCCACAATGATCTTATTATTAGCAGTTTTAACTTCGTCATATTCAGACTTTCTATCTTTTGTTTTCACTCTACCAGATATAAAAGCAACATCCGGTTCTTCTTTTAAAACACTGAATAGACCACTAAGGTGAGTTTGTAAGAATTCGCCACACTCAATTCTATCAACTAATACAAGAGTGTTGCCAGTGTTTGCAATCTCTTTAATTAGTGTAGATATGTAACTCATCCTATCACTATCGGTTACAAGGAATTTTAACTCCTCGGGATATCCGCTAAACTCTTTCCATTCTGCTGTTTGAATAATGTTCACATGACAATCACTTAGTACACCTTTTTCTTGTAGTTCATGGGCGCGAACCTGATGCACTACTTCTCCTAAACTTGCACGTAGGCTCTGAAATTCGTGGTCTGCTTTAGGCACAGTACCAGTTAATCCCCAACGAATTGGTGCGTTGGCAAGATTTCTAGTCAACAAGTTTTTCAACACTTCTGCCTTGGCCATGTGAACTTCATCGACCATAACTGTAGCAACTCCTTCGAGCAACTCCGCCAAGGTCAATACTTCGTCATCGGTAATATCTTTGGATTTTTTGTCTAAAATATTCAAACTTTGCCAGGTGCAAATAGTGTGCGTTTTGTTAAGATCTTTTCTATCTCCGTAATAAACACCTACGTCTAATTTACAGTTGATAAAATCTTCTTCTGTTTGTTCTACAAGACTTTTGTTAGGAACAATGGTTATTGTTCGACCATATTTTTCCACAATTTTACTCAAAGTTGCAGTAGTAATTGTCTTGCCAAAGCCAGTTGCAATTTCTTGAATGCATTGCGGATTTTCTAAAAATTTATTGATAACTTCGACTTGGTCATCTCTTAAACGAATAGGCTCTCCTGCAAATCTATGTCCTTCGGGCCATGTTTGATCACCCCAAAAATCCTCAAAAATTTCAGGAAAATCTAAGGCAATGGGATTGCGATTATCTTCAAGGTCAATTTTGTAATTTTTGCTTTCAAGATATTCCAATACCTGAGGCAGCATTGATAGGTAGGTAGTTCCTCCTAATCCAAAAAAGCTAACAGTACCGTCCCAACGACCTAATTTATAGGCAGGACGATACCTAGCTGTAGGGTCTTCGTACTTAAATTTCTTGACCAACGCCTTTCGTGCGTCAAGATCTAAATTTTCTATCTTAACATTGACCTCGTCTTTTATTATTATTTTACAATATGGCAAAGTTAAAATTCCTTTGTGGTTTTTTGTCTAATACGTGAATCACATTATGATGATTTTTCACAAATTCACGTATTGTATAGTGTACACTATGTAGGCTGAAGTTTACAACACAATTGAACTTAATTTTTGATTCAATAACGGTCTTCGGTACCTTACCACTAATAAACACTACGCGAGTTTTGTCAGTGATAGGATTGTTCAGTTGCTCATCCTTGATAAATTTGTTGAATTTTTCACCAGTTTCTTTAGGTAGCCTAAACATTACACTCATTTCTTCGGGCGTGATATCGAGTGATTTTAAAAATTCAAAACTTTTTGTAATTTTTTCCATTTCTAGTCCGCCAGGTATGATAAACATACAAGGGGATAGATTTTTAACAATGCGAGAAATATCGTAAATTGTGGATTCCTCCAAATTTACGGTAAAATTCACCCCAGGATTTTCATTTAAAAAATCTATCACAGATTTTTCAATTTTATTGTCTTCTAGGTACTTACTAACACTATCATCCCAGGTATGTATGCCAACTTTTCTTGCTAAAAATAGCGAGTCCAACAAATCTGTGGTTTCGGGTTGGGGCACACGATGGCTTACATTGATAAATTTTGGTATTTTTTCAGTATAACTGACCATAGGTACAAAATTTTCAAGATTTTCTTGAATGGCTAGTACTTGTTCAATATAATCGATAAATTCGTTGTCGGCAATGAACTCATCCTTCTCGACAAACGATATCAAGAATTGTATACTACGCTCATTTAGTGCAAAAATCCATGCTTTTTCATCTTTATCCCATGCCGCATGTATCAAATTAGGACGCTCCTTCCTAATTCTCTCCAAGATGGCTTCATTGTAAGGAAATTCTACTTTGATTGCCTTAGTATACTCGGGATGTGCAACTACTGAAATTCGCTTGTTAGAATTGATAGTTCTACGAGCTACTCTATATGTGGGATTTTCCAAAAAATTTGTAATATCTTGGCCGAGTATATGGGTTAATTTTTCTTTTTGTCTTTGCAGTATTCTTACAGCAAGAACTGATTGTTTTTCAGTGAAACCTAAACCTTTAGAAATTTGATCATAGAAGCTCCATACCATTTTTGAATCGTAAGGATTCATTTGGGTCTTCATTGCAAGGAGAATAATTAGATCTTCAATACTCATATTAACATTATACATGAAAACAAAAAAGGACACAAGTCCTTTTTTAGTTAGAGGGTAATATCGTCTAGTCCGGCAGCGCGGAGTTTGATAATATTGCTAAGTTGCCACTGTTTAATATCCAGTGCCTTGATAATGCCCAACCATTGATTTCTCAACATGGCAAATTCGTTGATAATTTTTTCCATATCAACAACATCTGCTTCACCATCGACGTATTTTTCAACATCTCGACTGCTTAGTGCCCTTTGATAATTTTCTAGATATTTTTTAAAGGCCTTACTTCGAATACGTCGCAACTCAATGTTCAGGTATTCTAATACTGCCTCAATTTCCTGCAATTGATTGAATCGTTGTTCAACAATTCCAGGTAAAGAAGCCGAAGCTTTCTCTACTTTTCCGTAGATCTTAACTTCGGCTCTTGCACTATCTATTTCTTTATAAAAGTATTCTATGCAGTCAGGTAAGTGAGCAATGTCCTTACTGACTTTAGAATACCAAGACATTAATAGTCCTCGTCTTCTTCGTAGTACCGGTCTTCGTCGTCTTCATCGACTTCACCGTCATCCCGGAATTCTGCCAAGACGACTTCGATAGCCGAGTCAAGATGTGGATCATAGCCCAGTAAACTTTCAAGGGCTTCTGCGTCCACGTCTTTGTTTACTAAAAAGTCAACAAATTGTGCAGCCGCAGTATCACGACCTTTTTCTGGAATATTATCTCTAAAGGTATCCCAAATTTCAAAGATTAGTTGCTCTTCCATTATGCTTCCTCACTACTTTCTACTACTACTGCTTCAGCTGTTGCTTCACCATTCTTGGAAATATCATCCATCATGATGGTCAACCCGTCTTTTTCATTCTTTTCCCACGCCTTGCGGAACTGTTTGATAATCTCGCCGTCGGCTGTTGTGTAAACAAGACTATTGCCTTCTTTCTTCAACAAACCTTTAGCTTCAAACAGATCAACTAGACCGCTATGTGGACTCATACCTGTTGAATATGGAATTTCAACTTGCACTGCCTCAAACGGCTTAGCATAACGAGTTTTCATAATCTTACAAGCACTACGGATACCGTTAACTGTTGTAGTCTTATTACCATCTGCGTCTGTCTTCAATTTCAACTTACGCATAGCAACAACAATAGAGCTAGCATAAATGAAACCTTGGCCACCGCTAATTTTGTCGTCTGGATCAAACATGTCTTGCGATGCATAGGTGTGATTTGTACAAACCATACCCACGTTCCAAGAACCAAACATGTTAACACAGTTACGAACAAGACTTGTAAGTGCTTTAGGCTTACGACCCATATCACCTTTCATCTCGCCTGCTTCGAACTGATTAACGTCAGTCGGAGTCAACAACATGCCCAATGAGTCAATCACAAACAATACCTTAGGACGAGATTCCTCGGGCATAACTTTGTACTCTTTCATGAATTCACTAATGGTTTTTGCCACATCGTCAATCATAGCCATGTTGAGCTTTAGAAGTTTTTCTTCACTGGTGTCAACACCTAGATCCTCTAACCACTTCTGGTCAAGAGCGTTTTCACTGTCAACTAGAACAACATAGATACCTTGCTCTTGTGCGTGACGAATGATGTTTCCGGAACAGATATATGACTTACCTGCACCAGACTCGCCTGCAAAAACTGTTACTTTACCCAGAGGAACTCCTCGATTGAAGTCCCCTGAGATAAGATAGTTTAGGGCGTAGTTACCGGTTGAAATCCAATCGGTAGGGTCATTGAACCCGATTCCCAAGCCATCAATACTTTTAGTAATAGACTTGCGGAACTTCGAAATATCGAAGGCCTTTGCCATAGTCTATTACTCCTTAGTCTTTCTGACGGTTACGAATCATTGCGATGATATCGGCTGCACGGCTAGATGCTTCACCACCTGCACTTTCTGCTTTCGGAGCAGGTGCAGAGAAAGATTTCTCTGCTACAGCAACTTCATCTTCCCAAGGTGCAGTCTCTTCAGCAACTGGTGCTGGTGCAGGACGAGCTGCTGGCGCTGCCGCTGGTTTCGCTGCTCCACCTTCACCACCTTCACGACCACCGTAGCCTGCTGGCTTGAAGTATTGACCCCAACGATCCATGTCAAATGCTTCGCCGTCTACTGACGCTTCAAACATTTCTTTCATGACCTTGAGCTCAACTTCGCCTGGCTTCTTAGGCAAGAAGTCTTTTAGATTGTACAATCCATGTTGTTTGATAG